TCGTTCGTAGTCAGTAGCCGTTTCTCGACTCGAAATCGAACGCAGGGCAACCTGCCGTGGGTTCAAATCCCACCCCTTCCGCTCCTCCAGTAAAGCCTCTGGAGCCTTTTCCCAAGCGGGTCTCCGGTCACCCCTCATCTTTTGCTTCGTGTTTTTTTCTGTTGCGTGGTTTTGCTTTTGAGGGGATGTTTTTGGCACTAGTTGGCACTGACTGCCAAAACACCAAGCAACAGAATGAAACACAACCCCTATGCGGTGCGGTTTGAAGATGCGCGAAATCGATGGGTGCTTGATCTCAAAGCATCCCATTTCGGGGATCGGAAACGGATGTTTTTTGAGACGGAGTTGGAGGCGCATTCGGAGGGGGCGCGGTTGGTGGATGTGTTGCGCGAGAAGGGGCGCGAGGGAGTGAGGAGCGAGGAGGGCGGGATGTCGGTGGCGGTGGCGACCCGGATGTTCACTGCGGAGAACGCGACCAAATCGAAGTCGCATTTCGCGAAGGTCGAGATGTTGTGCCGGGAACTGAACTCGAAATGGTCGGGTCCGTTGTCTGCCATTGAGCCGGTGGCGCTGACGAGGTGGATCAACCAGACCTCGGATTCACCGACGACTAGGGCGATGTGGTTTCGCTATGCGCGGATGTTTTTCCGCTGGGCGGCACGGATGAGATTCATCGAGCGGTCGCCTGTCGAGGGGATGCGGAGTCCGAAGGCGACACCGGCGCGAAACATTTTAACGGCCTCGCAAATGAAGGAACTTTTGAAGGAGACCATGCCGGACGAGATTCGGGCGTTGCTCTTGCTGGGCGGGTTCGCGGGCCTGCGGACGATTGAGGTGGCGCGGATGAATTGGGAGGATGTGGATTTCAAATCGAAGCAAATCCATATTCGGCCCGAGGTCAGCAAACAGACCACCGGGATGCTGGAGCGAGTCGTGGACATGACCGAGCCGCTGGTGAAACGGCGGGAATTTTTCAAAGGGAAGAAAGGCGTGATCGTGAAAGGATCGCTAGAGGCGCTGCATGAGGCGCGGCGGCGAGTGGCGCTTGGGATTGGCTGGGAGGGCTGGCCAGAGAATGCGCTTCGGCATTCGTTCGCGACCTACCACTTGGGTCGCTGCGGGAATGCGGGATTGACGGCCTACCAAATGGGTCACACCTCGCCAGCGATGGTGCAGAGAGTCTATGCGGTTCCCGCCGTTCGGGCCGATTGGAAAGCCTTTTGGAGGATTTGACCTATGCCTTACGCCAACAAAAAAACGCAGCGGAAATTCATGGCGAAGCAATATGCGGATCGCTACCGCACGGACGACAAATTCAAGGAAGCGGAGAAGGATCGCAAGGCGGATTGGTATCAACGGAACCGCGAGAAGGTGATTGCGCGGGTGATGGAGAACAAGGCAAAGAAAAAACGCCGCTGACCGCAGATGCCCATTTTATCAGACTCTACGGATGTCAACAATTATTTTTCGGCAGGGATTCACCCCATTGAAATTATTTTGAAAATATCGTTGACGGGTGGTTATACACCTGCGAGTTTCTGAAGTCATGCCAAGCAAACGGGCGAAAAACAAAAAGCAAATTGCAGTCTGGCTCTCGCCAGAGGAGAAGCGAATTCTCAAGGCAATTGCGGATGCCAAAGGGGTATCCATGTCCGATGTGCTGAAGGAGAAGATTTATGAGCAGCATGACAAAAACCAAAAAAGTTAGCGTAGGACTCTGGCTCGATGAATGCGAGTTGGAGGCTTTGCGCGAAAAAGCAACCGCAGACGGACGGTCGCTCTCATCTTACATCCGTCGCCTTTTTTTTGCCGAGGGGTGTATAACCACCCCCGCCAATAAGGCGCAGAAAACTCCCATGAAGAAAGCGAGGAAGGCGGCGTGAGTAAAGAGCTTTTGATGACGGTGGAGGAGGCTGCGTCAATGACCGGCTACGCGCCGTGGTCCATTAGGCAGTTTTGCAACAAGGGGATGTTCACCGCAGAAAAGCCCCGTGGCGACCGTGGCGGTTGGCGCATCCTTCGGCCCTCGCTGGAGAAGTGGTGGGCCGACAAGCGCCGTGCGAGCCTTAACACCCGGAGGGCTTCCTAATGGACACCATTCTTCGATGCCTCGATTACGCCTTCGATTTTATCTGGATGGTCTCGCCGGTCGTCATCCTCGGCCTTTGTGCATGGAGGTTGGCCCGATGAGTGCAGGATTCGCCATCGCCCTCGCCATCCTCACGCTTGGCTCCTGCCTCGCGAGCTACCACTGCGGGCAGAGAAATATGTTCATCAGAATGCGCCGTTTCGAGGAACGACGCAGGCGATGGGAATGGGAAGATTTCGAGGACTAACCTCCTCACCACAAGAAAACGACCCCGAAGGCGGGCAAGCCAACGGGGTCAAGTCAAAACCACAAGAAAAGCAGTAATAACGAAATGAGCAATACAACACTGACTACACAAGTCAACACACAATCGGTCGCCCTCGGCGACATGCAGGTGATGGCCTCGGCCATCGTGAAATCGGGTCTCTTCGGCATGAAGACACCAGACCAGGCACTCGCCTTGATGATTGTCGCGAGCGCCGAGGGTCGGCATCCCGGGAGCGTGGCAAGCGACTACCATATTATTCAAGGCCGCGCCTCGCTGAAGGCGGACTCGATGCTGGCGCGTTTCCAGCAAAGCGGGGGGCGTGTCGAGTGGCACGACCACACGAACGAGAAGGTGTCCGCGACATTCTCCCACCCTGCGGGCGGATCGCTCCGCATCGATTGGGACATGGCTCGCGCCAAGGCGGCGGGTCTTGGATCGAAGGACAACTGGAAAAGCTACCCTCGCCAAATGCTCCGGGCGCGGGTGATCTCGGAGGGGGTCCGTGCGACCTTTCCTGCGGTGCTGAATGGGATGTATACCCCGGAGGAGGTTGGCGAGTTTGACTCCCCTCGCCCAACACGCTCGGTGAAAGTGGAGGTCGCACCAGAGCCGGTGGCGGAAGCACCGAAGCTCATCGAGGTCGAAGCCGTGGCGGTATCAAATGATACCACGCCGGAACCGGATTGGGCGGACGAATTGGAAAAGCGCATTTTCGAGCATGAGCCGAAGGTGAACACCTTCCTCATCGCCAAAGGCCAGATCACCGAGGGCCAGACTTTCCGCGACATCGCGGATGAGGGCTACCGCAACCGCGTTTTGTCCAACACGCCACGATTCATCGACGCCGTTCTGAAGGAGGTCGCATAATGAGCGCGACAATCCGACACTCCGCTCTCGACAAGCTCGACCTGTGTCCTTGCTTTGAATCCAACCCCGTCTCCGGCCCTGCGGCGGAGCGCGGGACTCGGATGGACTTGGCCTTCCGGGGACTCCTCATGGGGGAGCGCCAGCCGTTCCTTTCGCTCTCCGACGACGAGCAGGACTCGGTGCTGTGGGCGGTCACAACGGCCAAGGAATTGGCCGAGGGGCATGAGATCATCGCCGACGAGGCGCTCCTCAAGGTGACCACGCCGCATCTCTCGCATGAGGGAACGGAGGATTCGCGAGTGAATGCGAAATCCATGAGCATGGATTTGAAGTCGGGCCAATTACGCTCGTATCACAAGCAGCAGGCGGCTTACGCCCTCGGAAACATGGACCGCACTTTTGCAAAAGAGTGGGAGTGCGTGTTGCTATTCTGCGATCAACGCGAGGTCGTTCACTACCGCTACACCTACGAGGAAGCCGATGCATGGGTGAAGGGGATTGTAGCCTCGGCGACCGATCCCAACCGCCAGCCCTGCGCTAATGAGTATTGCTCATGGTGCCTCAAAAAAGACCGATGCCCACAGGTTGTCGAGCCGGTCGTTCAAACGCTGGCGACCGTGGAATCCTCGGTTTCGCTGGCCGATGTCCGGCAGGGGATTCTGGCCGACCCGGATCGGCTGGGGAAATTCCTCAAGGCGGCGTCGATCTTTGAGAAGGAACTCCTCAAGCCTATCAAGGATGCGGCGAAGGAAATCCTCGCGGCGAGCGGGGAGGTGCCTGGTTGGAAGCTCCAGCACCAAAGCGGCAGCGAGTATTTCGACCGGCTGGCCGTTGTCTCAGCGGCGGTGGCTGGCAAGTCGGGCCTCGATGATCTCGTCGCGGCGATGGGTGGCGACATGGGTGGCAAGGCATTCCGCGAATGGCATGAGAAAATGCGGATGCCGGTGCGTGAGGAGAACGCGCAACGCAAGGCCGACATCGTGAAGCTCGTCGAGGACAAGCCGAAGAAAGGAAAATCCAAATGACCGGCGAGGAACTGCGCGACCGGGGCATCCTCGCGGTGGATGCCAATACCCCGGAGGATTGGAAGACGACCTGCGACCAAGTGATCGGGTGGCTGGCCCGCAACGGAGCGGAATTCACTGCGGAGGATGTCCGTCCATGGATACCGGAGCCTCCGCACCCGAATGCGATGGGGGCGAGGTTTTCGGCAGCGGTCAAAACCGGCGTGATCCAGCACCTCTGCTACCGCAAGGCGAAGCGGGCCAAGGCTCATGCTCGGGTGCTGGCCGTCTACAGGGGGGCAGCATGTGGATAATCCCAAAACAATTACACACATCGGACTTTGTGCCGGATACGGAGGCATTGAGCTTGGACTCCACCGAGTTATCCGAAATCTGCGCACGGTCGCTCTTTGTGAGATCGAAGCCTTCGCCTGCGCGAACTTGGTCAGCAAAATGGAGGCGGGACTCATGGACGCAGCACCTATCTGGACGGATCTTAAATCCTTCCCATGGGCAGAGTTTCGTGACCGCGTGGACATCCTCACTGGGGGCTATCCCTGCCAGCCCTTCAGCGCAGCCGGAAAGCGCCTCGGCACAGACGACCCTCGCCACCTATGGCCATTTATCGCAGACGGAATTCGGATTCTGCGACCCAAGCTCTGCTTCTTTGAGAATGTCGAAGGGCACATCAGTTTGGGCCTCCGAGAGGTCATTGGAGAGTTGGAATCAATCGGTTACCAGACGGCGTGGGGAATATTCTCTGCGTCTGAAGTCGGCGCACCGCACCAGAGAAAGCGGGTCTTCATCCTGGCCTACGATAAGAGCCAGCGAATACAAGGACACTGGGCCGATTGGCTCCAAGAGTCACGACCACATGCTGGGCAAGGGCTACCTCTGCGCGGTGGTGACGCAGGATGCCGCGAACTGGCCAACGCCGGATGCATCGAACCACAGGGATGGAGAAGTGCTTCGCAAGGACAACAATCTGGAGCAGGGCGGATTCCACGGAGTCAGCCTACACCATGCCATGACCAAGTATGGCCAAGCCGCCCCGGCGAGCAGCAGTTCGCTTGGGAGCCGCCAAGGGTTGTCGGAGTCGTCCCAGCGAAACTGGCAGACTTTTGCTCACGGGACGCACAACAGGGGCGAGACGCCGCACAGGCAAGTAGTGAAAGCACTTGTGCTCGGGGAAAAGGCGAAGACGCAATGCCTCACGGTGGATCAAGTCTTTGCGGAAGAGATCAAAGGGACGAATGTGTGGCCAACGATCACCGCCCACACGCCGGACATGGAGAGCAGCGGCCCGAACGGGAACTCGGGGACTTATCTGGCGGGTGCGGTGAAGAGCTGGCTGACGCCCAAAGTTCCGAGCGGCGGATCTCAAACGGAGCGGACAACAGCCGGTGGTGGATTGCGCAAGCTGGAAGACCAGACGCAGACGCAGAGCGGCAAGCTCAACCCTCGCTGGGTCGAGACGCTGATGGGCCTGCCGGTGGGCTGGGTTATGCCGAGCTGTGCGTCTCCTGTGACAATCGAACCGACGAACTACGACTCCTCGGCAACGGAGTCGTGCCTGCAACCGCAGAGCGAGCTTTCAGAACTCTTTGGGAGGAATTCCAATGACTAAGCGCCCTGCATTTCAATTCTACCCCGGCGATTGGCTGCGCGACACAGGGCTGCGGTCTTGTAGCGCAGCGGCTCGCGGACTCTGGATGGATATCCTTTGCTTCATGCATGAAGGTTCACCCTATGGTTACCTCAAGGTTAACCATAAGGTTATCCTTGCCCCCAACCTTGCTCGTATGTGCGGGCTAACCTTGCAGGAAACGGAAGGGTGTCTGGCAGAACTCGCCGAGGCTGGCGTTTTCGAGACCGACGAGGAGGGCGTGATCTTTTCGCGCCGAATGATTCGGGACGAAGAGCTTCGTAATAAGCGGGCTGCGTGTGGTCACCTCGGTGGCAACCCAACCTTGAAGGATAACCTGAAGGTTGGCGTTTGCTTATCCACCGAGGTTAAGCAAAAACCAACCCCTTCTTCTTCATCTTCATCTTCATCTTCTAATACTTCTTCTAACGAAGAAGTAGGGGTGGAGTTTCCGGCGAACCTGCAATCGGCGGATTTTGGAGCGGCATGGGAAAGCTACCTTGCTTACCGAAAGTCATCCCGACTCAAAGCCCTCGCCCCAGCATCGGTCATGGCACAACTCCGAAACCTCTCGGAGATGGGTCACGACGAAGCCATCGAAGCGATCAACCAATCCATCGCCAACGGGTGGCAGGGCATCTTCCCGCCGAAAAACAAGAAACCTGCGCCTGTTAAACAAGAGGAGGTCGAGCAATGGTAGCCACGGTCCAATGCTGCGCGACCGAGTCGTGCTACAACTCGGTGCCGGTTCCGGGCGATGATCTGCTGCGGATTTTTCCGAACATCAAAATCCTCTGTGACGAGTGCGATCTCGAAAGGATCGAGCGGCTCAAGCAGGAGCAGGCCGCAGAGGAGCAGGAGAGGCGGCAGGAGGCGTTCCATGCCATCTGCCCTCCACTCTATCGCGAAAGCGACCCCAAACGCATTCCTGCGGCCTTCCTGCGCGAATGCGAGGCATGGCGCTTTAATCCGGTCGGCCTCGGTCTCGTCGGTCCTGCGGGATGCGGGAAGACGCGGGCGGCGTGGAAACTGCTGAAGCGACTGCATTTTGAGAATTTGCGAGTCTTTGGCATCACCTCCACGGGATTTGCGAAAGCCTGCGCGGACCAATTCCACGACAACCCGCAGGCCAAAGCCTTGGCGGAGGACACTCTCACCCGCTGCCGCCGCACCAAGGTGCTGTTGCTCGATGACCTCGGCAAGCAGAAGATGACCGAGCGCAGCGAGTTGGAACTCTTCGATTTGCTGGAACACCGATCCTCCCATGAACTGCCGGTGATCTGGACGGCCAATGCCGCCAAGGGCGACCTCAGAAAAATGCTCTCGTCGGATCGCGGCGAGCCGATCCTCCGGCGGCTCTCGGAGTTTACGAACATTGTGCGGGAGGGAGTTGAATGATCGTGATGCCGTCCAATAATTCTGGAATCCAGATAGGATACCTTGCCGGTAAGTTTTTAAACCGAATCGGCTGGTTGCTATCTCCAGATGGTTGGCGGCAACCTCCATCGTGGATGCCATACGCTCTCGACAATGGCGCATACGGGGCATGGGCCAATGACCGGGAATGGGATGCAGAAGCCTTTCTCAATTTGATTGAGAAATCAAAATCTGCACACAAGCCGCGCTGGGTAGTGGTTCCCGATGTGGTAGCAGACAGGGAGTCAACGATCATCCGCTGGCATGAATGGATGCCGCAACTACGAGATCGCCTGCACGGGGTATGCTTTGCCTTTGCCGTGCAGGATGGAATGACCCCAAACGATGTTCCGCACGAAGCAGAAGTGATCTTTGTAGGAGGCACAACCGAGTGGAAGTGGAAGCACCTACACACTTGGGCAAACAATTTTCCTCGGGTCCATGTCGGACGGGTAAATTCCGAGCGTCTGCTTTGGATTTGCCATGAAGCTGGGGTGGAGTCCTGCGATGGCACGGGGTGGATGCGCGGAGGAGAGGAACGGTTGGAGGAACTCCATCGCTATTTAGAACAATCAACCGGCGGAGATCGCCGTCCTCAACTGCAATTCTCCCTATAAATAACAAAGTTTTGACTGATACCTTCTCCCCCCCCAACAACAACAACCAAACAACACAATGACAACAACACACGACCTCGCAGAAAAACAAAACCGCTATGTGACCGCCGAAGGCAAATACATCGCGAAAGTGAAAGCCCCCGGCAACGGGTGGCTGGGAACCACCAAGACCGGCACGGATTTCATTCGCGTCCCGCTCCTCATCGATGATCCGGAGAGCGACCAGCACGGACGGGAAATCGTCTGGCAGGGTTGGTTGACCGAAAAGGCAACCAAGCGGACCTGTGACACGCTCGACCAGGCATTTGGCCGCGAGTGGGACATCAAATCGCTGGACGCTGGCAAGTCGCCGTTTCTCGGCCAGAAGTGCCGGATCACGGTCGAGGCCGAGGAATACAACGGCCAACTTCGCCACAAGATCAAATGGCTCAACCCGCTGGAATCCAAACCACGGGAAACCGAACCGCTCTCCAGCGACCGGCTGGCCACGCTCAACGAACGCCTCGCCGCCGCCCGCGCCTCCGATGACGAAATCTCCTTCTAAAGACTACCATCTCGAAGGGGTCCGAGACTTAGCCTGCAACATCATCTTGCAGGCGGTCGAAGACATCTGGAACCGCCAGAAATACAAATCAAAACACCAGCGGGCGATCATGGTGGAGGCTCGGCGGTCGGCTCGGCATTTTTTTAAGAACCGAGCGTTCACGCAAGTCTGCAGCACGATGGATTTACCTTCGGACAAAATCAAGGATGCGGCATTTTACCCGGCGAAATACCCCGAGATTATCAAGATGCTACGGGAGCGAAAAAAACGATGAACTGGACCCATGAACAACTCAAGCAACTCGGCTACACCGAATCCAGCCCGGGAGTGTTCACTCACTCTTCAACTGCGGGGATACCTCACGCCCAGCCTCAACCGGCTCCTCGGCCAGCACTGGACGACACTCCAAAAGGAGAAGGTTCGCGCCCGCCGCGCACTCGACTCCGCATTGAAAGAAAATCCATTCGCTTACTTGATGCAGACAACTACGCAGGAGGTTGCAAGCCACTTATTGACCAGTTGCGCTATGCGAAGCTCATCCCGGACGACGATCCAGAAAGTGTCGAAATCCTCTTTGTCCAAAGCAAAGTCAAAACCAAGAAAGAAGAAATGACCCACATCGAAATAACAACCACAGGGGGAGTATGAGGGGGAGATTCCCAATACTTGTCAAGATCAATTTTGACTGATACCATCAACCCTATGAAACTGAACCCAAAACAGGAGGCGTTTTGTCAAGGTGTCGCGAGCGGTCTCTCGCTCACCCAAGCCTACATCCGCGCCGGTTACTCCGAAAAGGGAGCCGATGGTGCCGCTTGCAAATTGCAAGGAAATGCAAGTGTGGCCTTCCGAATTGACGAACTCCGCGCCAAGTCGGAATCCAAGATGAGCTACAAACGCGAGACCTACCTCGAAACACTCCGCGAGCGGTTCATGGAAATGCCGCCGGAATCGGCGACCTGCGCGAAGTATGGAGAGATGCTCGCGAAGGCGATGGGTTGGAACGAACCCGAGAAGATCGAGGTGGCCGGGGCCATGGACATCAACATCCGCATCGGTGGCCATTAACATCGACATCATCCCGCGACCGCAACTCGCGAGCTACCTGCACCGCAAGGAACGCTGGTCGGTGATGGTGCTGCACCGCCGCGCCGGGAAGTCGTTCGTGTGCATCCAAGACCTCATCGCGAAGGCGCTCTCGCACAAGCGCAGCGGACCACCTCTCCGCTACGCTTATGTGGCTCCGACCCGCGAGCAGGCCAAGGACATCGCTTGGAAATACCTTGTCCAATTCACCAGCCAAATCCCCGGGGTGGTGATCAACAAGGCCGATCTCGCGATCACCTTCGGCAACGAAGCCACAATCCGGCTTTACTCTGGCGAAGCCTACGAGCGCCTTCGCGGAATCTACCTCGATGGGGTCGTGATGGACGAGGCCGCCGACCTCGACCCAGCGGCATGGGACAATGTCATCCGGCCCACACTCACCGACTACCAAGGCTGGGCGACATGGGTGGGAACGCCGAAGGGTCGAAACATTTTCTGGAAGATGTGGAACCGGGCGTGTGCGGACAACGAGTGGTTCACGCTCATGCTCAAGGCGAGCGAGAGCCACATCATTCCCGAGGAGGAACTCACCGACATCCGGCGTGGCACCACGGAAAATGCCTACCAACAGGAATACGAGTGCAGCTTCAACATCGGTCGCCCGGGCGCGATCTATGTTCGCAGTCTGGAAAAGGCCCGCGCCGAGAAGCGGGTCACCAACGATGTGCTGTGGTTCAAAGAACTCCCGACATACACAAGCTGGGATGTTGGTGCGCCATTGAATCAAAAGGTGTGGGTGTGGCAAATGGTCGGCGACCGCATCAACTATCTGGAATCCCTCTCCGGGTCCGATGAATGCAAAACCCCGGCGGATTGGGCGGCGAGGCTCAAGGAGCGTCAATACGGCTACGGGGGGCATTTCATTCCGCATGACGCCGCAGCGGAAGTGGGAGGACTCTGGCAGGAGGCACTCGGTCGCAGCGGGCTGACCGGCGTGGTTCCTGTGCCACGGCAGATTAGCGTTTGGGATGGAATCAACCTCGCCAACGATGCGTTCCCTCGCATTCACATCAACGAGGCCGGATGCGCGGATGGCATCGAGGCGCTCGACGCCTACCATTCCAAAGAGGAGCGCGATGGGGTGACCATCAAGGATGTGCCGGTCCATGATTGGAGCAGTCACTTCTGCGATGCGTTCAGTCTCTCGCACCAGGCTATCAAGCGCGGGATGGTCATCGACCGCTCCGCGATCCCACGGAAAGCCGAGCGCCACGAAGCAACCCGAGTCATGGCAGGATTCCGGGGCGGAGGATTCGGAAAGGTGCGGCGGTGAAACGCGAACTGGAACTCCAAATCCTCGACCTGTATCGCCGGTATCCGCAGCCGCGATCCTTCGCCGAGGAGGTGGAATTGACCGCTTGGAATGGCGTGGTCATCAACACCGAGGACTTCTTCATGCTCGCCCGCCCGGTGGATATTCACGACCCCGAGGAACGCTGGCGCGATGCCGCCCACACATACCACAGGTTGTGTCAGAACTGCTGGTTGATCACTATATATAGTGGTATCAGTCAAAATAACCCTTGCAACTTCGCTCCGTATCGTCTCCCATTCATCGCATGGAGTCGGCGAGACCGCCCGCTCCGAGTTTACGAAACCCAAAAACTCCAAAAGCGATGCGACTTACTGACCACCAAGAAAACCCTATCCTCTCACCCTGCCTAGCGTGGTTTGGAGGAGGCGGACGCAGAGGACCAAGCAAGCAAGAGAAGCAAAACGCGCAAGCCGAGCAGCAACGCATGCAGCAAGCCGCCGATCAGCAAGCCGCCATGCAGCGCCAGCAAATGGAACTCCAACGCCAGCAGGCCGAGGAGCAAAAACGCCAGCAGGAGGAAATGCTCCGCCAGATGGAAGCCAACAAGCCCGCGCCCGGAGCGCAGGTTGACCCCGGCAACCCGCAGGCCGACATGGCGGCAGAGACCGCTCGCCGCAAGGGAATGCGGAAATCCATTCTCGCCGGGGAAAGCTCGCAGGCTCCCGTGACGACCGGCTACTCGACTCTCGGTTGATTCAGTTTTGACTGATACCAAATGACCGGAAAAAATCCCGAACTCGCCGACAAGGTTTTGCAGCGCCATGCGGAACTAGTGCATCAGCGGGCGACATGGGAATCGCTCTGGGAGGACATCGCGAAGTATGTGATGCCCCGGAAGGCGACGATGTTCACGCAGACGACCTCGCCCACCACCGAAGACGAGGCGCAACTCTTCGACGCCACTGCGGTGCGGGCAAACATGATTCTGGCCAATGGCCAACTCTCATGGATGACGCCGCTCGAAAGCCGGTGGTTTTCACTGGAACCGCCGAAGGCCATGGAGAGCGAGGACGACATCGAGCAGTGGTTCAAGCGTTGCACCGAGGTCATGCAGGCCGAACTCAGCCGGTCGAATTTCTACACCGAAATCCACGAACTCTATCTCGACCGGGGTGCATTCGGCACGGCGGCGATCTTGGTGGAAGGCGGGAAGAACAATTCCTTAAATTTCACGAAGCTCGATCTCGGATCGTTCGCGATCAGCGAGGACGACGAGGGCTATGTGGACACGCTCTCTCGCGAGTATGAGATGACGGCACGGCAGGCCGCGCTCAAGTTCGGCGTCGAGAACTTGACCGACTCGATGAAGAAGGAACTGGAGAAGCCCAACTCCAACCGCAAGTTTTCCTGTGTCCACCTCATCGCCCCTCGCGGCCCGGGCGAGATTGAAATGGGCAAGCGCGATGGCGCAAACAAACCCTACGCCAGCGTGTATGTGGACAAGGCGAGCAAGCATGTCTTCCTGTCCAGCGGCTTCGATGAGCAACCGTTCTTCGTCACCCGCTACCTCAAGTGGAAGAACTCCGAGTGCTACGGCTACTCGCCAAGCTGGACCGCGCTGCCGGAATGCAAGCAACTCAACTTTCTTGAAAAGCAACTCGACTCGCTCGCCGAGATTCATGCGTTCCCGCGCATTCTGATCCCTGCCGGGTTCGATGGCGACATCGACCTCCGCGCCGGGGGCGTGACTTACTTCGATCCCAACAACCCCAACGCCACGCCACGGGAATGGGGAACCAATGGGCGCTACGACATCGGTGTCGAGCGGGCCGAACAAAAACGCAAGGCGATCAACGAAGCCTTCCATGTCGATCTCTTCCAGATGTTCGCGCAGTTGCAAAAGCAGATGACCGCCCGCGAAGTCGCCGAGCGAGCGAGCGAGAAGCTGATCCAATTTTCACCGACCTTTGCGCGACTCACCACGGAGCTATTCAATCCGCTCCTTCGCCGGGTCTTTGCGATCCTCGCTCGCGCTGGCAAGTTCCCTCCCCCACCCCAACAACTCACGATGGTCGGTTACATCCCCGAACCGGATGTCGCCTACAACTCCCGAATCGCCCTCGCGATCAAGTCTCTCGAAAACGCTGCCTTCATCCGAACCAGCGAGATGCTTCTGCCCTATGTGCAGATCAAGCCCGACATGCTCGATAATTTCGACTTCGATGAAATCTGCCGCGACATGGCGAGGAACGATGGTCTCCCCGCCCGCTGGCTCATGGAGGAGGAAATGGTCGCGCAACAACGAGCCGCCCGCGCCCAAGCTCAACAGCAAGCCATGCAGGCGCAGCAGATGGAGCAGGCCGCGAGCGCCCTTGGAAAAGCTGGCAGCGTCAAACAGGATTCCGCACTCGCCGGGATGCTCCCCGGCATGATGGGACAATCGTGATGGCACCCGAGGACAAAGCCGCTGCCCTTCGGCGTGAGCGCGAGCGCCAGAAGGTCACCAACGCCTACCATCGCTTGTTTGCAGGCAAGGACGGTCAGACCGTCATCGCCGACCTCAAGCACCAGTTCGCTACCGACTCACAGGTCTTCCTGCCTGGTTATGATTTCAACCCCGTGGTCGCCGCGCTGCGAGACGGTCAACGAGGCGTTGTCCTCCACATCGAAGCCATGCTCCGCAGGCCGGTCATCGCGGACGGCGACATCGAAGCCCCCAAACGCAAGGTCAAAAAATGAGCAAAAAAACCGAACCCAAAAAAGACATCCCACCCGCACCCGAAATGGAGCAGATGCTCGGCGACAAGACCCCTGCCTATGTCGAATGGATGCGCGATTACCACCCGCAGGAATTCGCGATCCGCTACGCCGGACGCCGCACCCATCTCGGTTACCACCCGCATCAAAACTGACGCGCAGTTTTGACTGATACCATTTATGGAAGACACCATCGATACCTCCTCCGAGCAGAGTCTGCTCGACACAGGAGCCGACAGCACCAACGCCGCAGCGCCCGCCGCTTCGGAGACGACCACCACCACCACGCAACCCTCCACTCCCTCGACCGGCTGGGTCAACCCGGACGGCACCTTTGGAGAAGGATGGACGAACAACCTCCCCGAGGATTCCGCCGCCTACAAGGACACCCTAGCGAAATACAAAAGCGTTCCCGACATGGCGAAGGCGCTCGCGAACGCGAATCAACTCATCGGGAAAAAACTCGGAGTTCCCAACGAGAAATCCTCGCCCGAGGAACACGCCGCTTTCCGCCGTGCGATGGGCGTTCCCGAGTCGCTGGAGGAATACAAGTTCGCTCCCGAGGCTTTGCCCGAGGGCATGACATGGAGCGACGACATGGCGAAGCCCTATGCCGAGATCGCGCACAAGCACGGCATTCCGCCCTCGGCCATGAAGGAACTCGTCGCGCAACACGCGAAGACCGAGATGTTCAAGCTGGAGGCGATCCAAGCCACCTACGAGAAGCAACGCACCGAGGCCGTGCAGACGCTCCAAAAGGAGTGGGGAAATGATTTCGGGAAGAACATTGGAC